CTTTGGCATTAGTTGGCTGGCTGGGGGAGGTTGGGGTACCTCGTGTGAGGCTGAAAGCCAGCGGGGGGTACCCGGTGAGTGCGAGCGGTTCCCGCAGCGCAGGCACTCCCCCCTTCTTGTATTATTGACGAGTCAATAAGTACAAGAAAACCCCCCAAAAACTCCCTTGGCTTGCTTGGTTCTAACTTAGCGTGTGAAACTAAAGTAAGACTTTAGTCGTGTGTGAAGTTTGCGCTTGGGTTATGCTTGGGCTTTATGCGCCCTTATGCGATTACAATCCCCTTGCCATCCCTTTAGGGATGATTTCCCATTGTCTTGGATAGGTTTGGAAAGTTTCCGATGCTTGCCGTATCTTTGCAGCAGTTCAACCGGTCAACCGACCACAATTCCCCTTAATCATGAAAACCACGACAACCACCCCAACCACCCGTAAGACTAACCGCAAGAGCAGCAAGGCTGCCCCACGTGTTAGTAGCAAGGCTACAAGTCTTGAATCAAAAGAGGCGAAGCCTCTGCCGAAGGACGTTTACTTCCGGCTTCGCTACCGATTGGCTTTACAAGCCAATAATCTTGGCTCTGCCAAGAAGTTTGCCAACATCCTTAAAAGGATGGAGGCTCCTTTGGAAGTTAAAGGTGAAACCTTTAAGACAATGGCTAAAGCCATTGAGTACGTAGATTCATTGAAGGCTCCGAAGGCTACGCCGAAGGCTGCTCCGGTAGCAAAGAAGGTGCGTGAGCCGAAGGCCACGAGCGATTCTTTGGCTGAAGTGCTGAAGCAAATCAATGAAATGGCTACGAAGTACAATTGGTCTAAAGCCGAAGTAGCCAAGATGACTATGGCTGCTATTGACAAGGTTGGTGCTTAAGCATCAACCTTTTTTATTCTTTTAAATCTATGAATACCTTCGAGATTACCCTTGACGGCAAGACTTACCGCATAGAGGCTTATAGCCTCCGTGAGGCAAAGACTGCCGCTGTTCTCCTTTCTATGAATCTTTATGAACTCCCCTTTGAACTTTAATTTCTTTTGTCTAATCTTTGGAATCTTTCTAACACTATGAAACCCTTTTCTGACCACGAAATGAGCCGAATTCAAGCGGCTCTCTTGCAGCGATTTTTAACCACCGAAGGTGCTTATCAAGACTACCTCAAAGCATTCAAGAGCGACAACGAGGAGGGCTATTCGCTATATGTTTATACCGGTGTTTCGACACATTTATTGTATACTTATTGCGCTATAATTTCTTCCTTTAATTGGGATTCACATTCAAGAGCCGAAGGAAAAACTTGGGCTGAACTCAATTCTGAGTCTACGGATTTCATAGAGTCAGAATATAAAAAGATAGACAAGTGGGTTAGGACTTCAGTCATAGCCTATGACCTTTATAGATTCCTTGGACACGAGGTCTTCGCTTCCTTTGTTGCCAATGTAGTAAGATGGAAAGTCATCAATGAATTGAAAGAATCTGAAGGGCTCAATATCATAGATGATGCGTTCACTTGGAAAGCAACATTTGAAGGTCACGACTTTTGGTCTGACTTAAGTGCTTCTTATGATGAATTCAAGACAAGTGAAGCCGCCGCACTTTAATTCGGTAGCAAAATCCCTTAATCAATCAAAACCTTAATCATGGAATTTTTAATCAAAACCACGGCCGGTCAACAATTATCTTCTAAATCATTAGACACGGCACTTCGTGACGCCGGGCTTCACAAAGCCGGAGGCAGACTCACTAAATCTCAAGCCCTTTTTCGAATCAAGAAAAACGGAGCCTCTTTATACATCAGAAAGAATCACTACGAAGGCTGGACTTTAGTCGAAGACGTAGAGCAATTCACCTCGGGAGAATCAACCTCTCAAGGCGGAAGCCCCGACGATGGACTCTCTGATTCTCAACCAATTCAATCAACCAACCCCGACATGACAACCACCACAATTCAACAAGAAGTAAAACAAAAGTCTAAAGCCGACCGCATTGCTGAACTCGAGCAAGAACTCAAGGACAAACAAGAGCGCAAGGAATCATTAGAGCAAGAGAAGCAAGAGCATAAGAAAGACCTTGCCGAGGCTTGCGAACGCCAACAAAAACTCGAGGACATTGGTCTATGGGATGATGATTCTATGACTACTGCCCGTGAGTCTATTGAGCAGACCCAAGCCGATGCCCTAAGCCAAGCCGGAGGAGTCTACTGATGTTCCGGTCGGCAAGAGCAAGGTCAAGCACCCAATGCAAGATGTCTTGATTCGTCGATGCAAGGCTGTTCAGAACGCTCACAATATGAGTCAAGATGCTTTGTATCCTATGCTTGTTGGCCCGGCTGGCTCCGGTAAGACTACGGCAGCAAGGAATGTCGCTCTTGAGATATTCGGTGAGACTGCTATCGAGGATGGCAAGTTCGGCATGATGTCTCTCAATGAAGAATCAGAACGCAGCGAAGGCTTCGGCTTCATTAGCCCTATCGACAAGATGTACAAGTCTACGGACTTCCGCAGAATCTATGAGAACGGCGGAGTATTCTTACTTGATGAGGTCGATGCTGCCAACGCCAACACCTTGACTGCTCTGAACGCTGCTATCTCGGCTCCGTTTGCTTCATTCCCCGACAAGATTGTCAAGCGCAGCCCTGACTTTATTCTGATTGCAGCAGCCAACACCTTCGGCAACGGAGCGGATGGCTTGTATGTTGGTCGGAATGAATTAGACGCAGCGACTCGTGACCGATTCTTGACTATGGTTTGGAACTACGATTGGGATGGCATTCGTGCTGCTCGCCCCGGACACAAGGCTCTTGTGACTCTTATTGAGCGGTTGTCTAACGCTGCCATTTCATTAGAGATGCAGCACATTATCTCTCCTCGGGCTGCACTCTTTGCTCCATTCATGATTGCTCAAGGTGATTCATTGAAGGAGGCACTTGATGCTTGTGTATTCAAAGGACTACCGAAGGATGATGTAGATACTCTGCTATCCAAAGTAGGTATGTCTGTCTCTGAATTGGAAACTATCTAATTGATTCAATATGATTATTATTGCCGTGTTCCTTGTGCTTGTTGCACTTGCTTATGACACTTCCAAAGAAATTCACCATTAAAATTCAAAGACATGATTTACAAACACATGTATGATTCCCCTCGGGAATTGTTTCAGTTAGCCAAATCGCTGGCTATGACCGGACAATCTTCTCACAACGGAGATGCCGATTTTACAGGTACCGAATCTTTTGAGGAGGCCGTAGCCCTAACCGACAACGGATGGAATCCAAGCGAACTCAAAGCCAAAGCCAAGTCTATTGGACTACGAGCCGAGAAGCAGCGGATGTCTACCAAGAAGGATAACCGGGGCAGCACTCTTTTGATTGACCGATACACCGAAGGCAGTCCCGATTGCTTCCGCCGTAAGTATCGAGAGCCAAAGGAGGACAAGCATATTCCCTTAATCTTTGAGGTGAATGAGCCGGCTTCGGTCAGCAAGAATCAAATGTTCCTCAAGGCTTCGGTAATAACGCAAGTCGTAGAGAATCTGCGCAAGCAAGGAATCTCGACAAGTATCTATGCCTACTTCGCAGTCCATGGTTACGAACTTGAAATCATTGAGGCTATCCCGGTGAAGAAGCGCAGCGAGCGTCTGCAGATTCATAAACTTGGGGCGATGATGCACCCTTCCTCCTTCAGAAGAATCTACTTTGGTAGACTCGAGAACGGCAGCAAAGGTCGCAAGTCAGAGAACAATGTACTCAAAGATTGGCAGAAGATGCCCTTCGGTAGCGGCTATGGTCGACCCACCAAGGAATTGTCTACCAACGCAGTTCAGTTTATCAAAGACTCTCTGAAAATTGACCGAGCCATCATTATCTCGTCTATCTATGAATCAAGCATTAGCCTCCGCAATGAGAATGATGCAGCCAAATGGGTAAACAAGATTGTCGATGACTGCAATGCGATGTTCAAATGAAGAATCGCTATGTATCCGCACTACTTGTTTTAGTCTTTGTCTATCTCACGACTAAAGCATTGGAGGCCGCAAGCAATGCGGCTTCCTTTCATCAGCACGTCAGATGGGATGCTATATTCATATATGAAGGCATCCTACTTCTGATTGCAACTCTCCTCCTTGTCTTATCCTTAATCTCCAAAATCAAATGACACTCTCTTCTGAAATCAAATGGATGGCTTTCAAAGCCGCACTCGAAACCAATCTCGATAGCCTTGTTCAAACCTTCCGAGGTGAGAAGGCTGGCATCACTATGAATGACGCTATGGAATTCATAGACAAGCACTTCAAAAATTCTCTTGGTCATGACCTTGAGTATCATATTCGAAACAATGTCAAGCCCGACCACAAGGCAGCCAACAAAATGGTTGTCGAAACGCAGATGGGCGTTATACATTCTATCGAAAAGAATCTTGAAGAGCATGATGAAGTCTTATTAGACAAGCAGTCGGTAACGCAGTTTGCTCAAGCAGCAGTATGGATGCCGATAATGTTAGGGGTTGCTTTAGACATGTGCTATGTCAACTTCCAACATCATGGAATGATTGATGTTCAAATAGATTCAGTCATAGATGCCGGAACCGAAGAGGTATCCGGTGAACTCGATGACCTTCTCGGTGGACTTGGAATCACTAAAGAATAATCTGCGCAATTAGTTGAACTTGATGGGGAAGGGCGCAGCCTTCCCCTTCTTTTAAATCCCTTAATTAATCATGAACATACCACAAACAATCCAAGTCCCCGTCTACTACTACATTGCAGACAACGGACAACCCGTATTCGACATTGAACAAATGGAAGAATACTTTGCTCAAGAATTAGATAAATTGGAAAATCAAGAATACTAATTAATCATGACACAACTTCAAACAATAGACAACTTCATCCTTTATATCACGTCTGCTTCAAGTAGTCAAGATGATTTATTCGATGAGCCGATGACATTCACGCCACGTCAACTATATGACTTGGCAGATGTCTATTCTAAACAAGAATCTTCAAATGATAAGATTCATGTTTGCACCCACTTCCTTGGAACAACCGCCGATGTCGATGACTTCACGTTTGAATGGATGAGTCTACTTGGTAGCCCGGTAACGGCAGAACTAAAGAAAGATTCTATGGGAGCGGTGAAGGCTTGGTATTGCGAGGCTTTTGTCACGAAAGACCAAATAGAATCTTTTGACATGAAATCAGATTGGATAATTAACAACTAACACAACTATGGAAACAAATCACATGGATTCTTACGGAGTCTTTTGTATGTGCGACCGACTATTGACGTTTGGCGTATTAGACATCGATGAACTCGATACACGATGGGAAGTGTCTATTGCCGAATACAACAAGTTCCTAAAAAGCAAGTACAATGTTGACACCAAGAGCGAACTTGACTGCATTGATGAATACATAACCAACACATTCTAATTATGGAAACCACATTCAACAAGTACAAGTACCTACAAGAACTAATCAATGAAGTCAAAGAAGGCATAGCCGATGGGACTATCAAAGATTGGGATGATGTATGCGACCTCGTAGACAATTCTATTTCTAATGAAGTTATATACTACGACGACTCATTGCAAATCATATCTCAAACCGGTCTATATGATTGGTCTGGTATTGATGATGACCTCATTACCGATGTGACTCGTGTTGCCTATTGGGGCTTACACAACTTTGTCTTTGAAGAATCAGAAGATGAGTTTAACTCAACAATCTTTAATCTACATGAATAGTCTTGAGTCAAAGATTAAAGCAATCCTCGAGAGGGGCGGCACTACTGCCGCTCCTTCGGGGGATGCCGAATGGAAGCCACAACGAGGAGAGATGGTGTATGTTACTGATGACCCCGAAGATTCAATAGAGCGATGCCTACTCAGAGAATACATTGTGCAAGATGAGAAAGGAAAGCATTGGGCTTGGTCTAAAGAAAAAACGGATAAAGTATCTTGGCTTTATGTCTTCCAAAAGAAATAGATTTTATGAGGCATTCAATGCCGACACTCTCCGCTATGATGTCATAGACCGGAAGAGTCATAAGATAGTCCGTACCTTCGACAAGAAGTACGGGGCTATGATGTGGTCACTTATGTTAAACAACCGGGAATAATCCCACTAATCCTTAATCCTATGAATGATTTAGATTTAGAACTCGTAAACATGTATATTCAAATGAAGCGGTCAGGGCATGGTCGTGCCGCTTTAGAACACAAGATTATCTGCAAAGACAAGGGGCATTACTCTGCCGTGTCTAAGATGAATCAGTATGATGATGGAATCGAAGATTAAGTATGCGGTCGCAGTCGAGGGGTTATACATTGAGGTAACCCCCGACGCAGCCGATAGACTTCTCAAGGCAACCGAATACCTGGTGCTAAAGTCTAAAGGTCGTGATGTCTATCCAGCCCTTGCGCTTGCGCTCGATGAATTGGCTGAGCTCTCGGGAAAGCGTACCGAAACTGACAACGGGGATGCCCAAATAAATCTCCCGTAAAATTTTTGGAAACTTTCCTTGTGTAATTGAAATTTGTTTTTATCTTTGTCGAGCAAAGTTGTTTTTGCAAAACTAAAATTTGATTTATGAAACACTACGTTAAAGGGGTCGTAATCGACCCGAATCTCCAAACCGTATCTACTGCGGAAATCGCTGCAGATGAGGATGGTACGGTAAATCTTGGCGCACTATATGATGTGCTCGGATGCAACCTAGTAGATAGGTTCTCACTATCATCAGATGCTGACCTTATCATCGACGATGAGGGGCTGCTTAAGCCAAACAATCCCGGTTTTAAGATTGGAGATTATCCACGTTACTTCGCAGGCAAGGCTCTTATCTTGCGTGTAGATGGTGGCGAGTGGGTAAGCGTACCGGCTGTAAACCTTGAGGCGTTGTACTCCATGATTGAGTGGGCTGCGCCTTCGGAGGTACAAGAGCAAGACATGAGTGTTAAAGTAACTACTATGTAATTAGCCATGGAAAAAGTTGAATCAATTATTGAGCGCACTATCAAGGAACTTGAGAAGCGTGGCTACAACGTAAAGCAGTCTAGGAAGCAAAAGAACTCTAGCAAGTCAAAGTCCGTAGATGTTTCATTCGCAAAGAAACTGATGTTCGAGTCTATGTATCGCATACATGAGATAGCAAAAGACAAGGCTCAGTACAATCGGATGTACTACGTTCTTAACAGCGAGGCTTCTTTTTCACACGAAGACGCAATGACTATCATTGACTTTCATTCACGTCAGTCCATGATTATACAACAATTAATGCATGAATATTTCAAAGAAAAAACCCAAGCCATTAGTGAGTGAATCTCTTAAGTCAGCTTGTTTTATGATTTCGGAGACAAAGGGTTATCGTGGTATGGGCATCACGTCTATTGCCAAAGATTGTGGAGTAGGCCAAGACCGGCTGTACAAAATCATCGAAGGCAAGAGCGGGGTGCGTGGACTTCCATTCGAGGTCTACCACAAAATGTCAAAACGATTCCCATTTGTCGAAGAACTGCTATCGAGGGCGTTGTGACCGAAGAGTGGCGTTTGTGTGAGATGTTCCCCATGTACGAGGTCAGCAACTTCGGTAACGTAAGGAACGCAAAAAGCAAAAGGCTACGTCGTGCAGCAGACCGATACGGACATAGACAAGTACTACTTATTGTTGTCAAGGGTCGCAAAAGAAGATTCGCTACTATCGCAAGACTTGTTCTAATGGCATTCAAGCCGGAGGACATGGGGCTAACGAAGTGGTGGCACATCGATGGCGACAAGACCAACGACCATGTAGACAATCTTAAGTGGGTGACTTGGAATGAACTTAGAAAACTGAGAAAGCGTGCTAAGCGGAAGGCACTAAGATTATCCGCACAAAAACCTAAATCATGAGTATAGTCCAAGGAGAAATCCAAAACATCGAGGTGACACCATTCAAAGACATGTTTCGTCACCAGCTTACTGTAAACGGCACCAAGTATTCCGTATACAAGAAGTCTAACAATCCATTTGCAGCGATTGGCTCGTCCATCACGCTTCAAATCACCAACCCTACCGCCGGAACGGCAAAGGTTCTCGAGGTAGCAGGGTCGGCTCCGGTAACGCAGCAGTCATTTCAGCAGCCTTCATACACGCCACAACCGCAGTATGTCGCTCCGCAGCCTACGTACCAAGCGCCCGAGCCTAAGGCAGACAAGGATGTGCTTATCATCCGACAAACGTGCGTCAAGTCAGCTTGTGAGTTCTATGCCTCGCAGCCAATTGAAACGTATGATGATATCATTGACCTCGCTCGTAAACTCGAGAACTATGTCTTGCAAGGATAGAAGCGTGTTGTCTTTCATTGAGTGGATGGACAAAATTCAAAACATCTATGCTAGAAATAATTGGATGATGGATGTCGCAATCGCAAAACTGATGAGCAATGAAATACGCAAACATTGATGAACTGAAGACCGACGTCATGCGCACTTGTTCGTTCCTTGAGCATTTCTATGAGGAACTTGATGAGTATGGCATGGAAGAGTACAAGAAGTTTATTAAAGTCCACGAATTCCTACAATCACTATGAGCGAAGAACTAGAGTTTGAACACCTACGCACCGCCGTATTAGAATGGGCGGCAGAGCGTAGTCTACTGAAACCCGAGAATGCCTTCAAGCAAATGCTGAAGGTATCAGAGGAGGTCGGCGAGCTAGCCGGAGCCATTGCCAAGAATAACCGAGAGGATACCATTGATGCTATTGGCGACACACTTGTCACCATCATCATCCTATCGGAACAACTTGGCTTAGACCCAACCGTTTGTCTATTGTCTGCCTATCAGACTATTGCCAACCGCAAGGGTAAGACTGTAAATGGTGTATTTATCAAAGAGTGATGAGCGAAGAACTTGCACACGATGATGTAGCATGCAACGTATGCGGCCGTGTCGGATTCCATGCGGATGATTGCTGGAAGCGTTCATTCATTGCATACATACCCAATAAGCATGTACTTGGTTTGTCTAAGGACAAGTCAAGCCTAGAGACTCTTTATGCAAATAAGGAGGGAGTTGTTATTGAGGAGCGTGACCCATTTGGAAACTATCCATATTACCACACTGAATTTTATTACCCATCACTTCGTGAAGACTGATTTATTTGTAAAGAGAGTGCGTGAGCGCATGGCACGTTCGATGAGCGTGTTAGACAGCAAGCGCAAAGAGTATGTGTTCAATGACAATCCATTCCAAAACTTTGAAGAGGGTGTTGGTCTAAGCGTCGTAAGCACAAGAGAGGCTGTAACCTATGGGTATGCAGTAAAGCACCTGCAGTCAGTTCGGGCTATCATCGATAATTTCGAGTCTACAGGAGCCCTTCCGGATGAGGCGGTGATACAAGAAAAGTTTGGTGATGCAATTAATTATCTAATCATCTTAGAGCAAATGCTTCTTGAGCATTTAGAAGACTAATAATGGGCAGCAGCAAGTTGGTTACGCTATGCATTAGGTTGTTCCGGTGGGGCATAGCGGCTGCCTTTTTTAGACTTTTATGCAATTCATACACTTGGTACCAATGAACAAGTACACCAACAGATACGGAGACGAGTTTACGTTTGAGAAGAACGAGAACGGCAACATTGACTGGAAGGGGAACTTCAAGTACACACGATTCGGATGGGATGACGATGACAACATCATATTCGTAGACCCAAGCGGTGGCCCATTTATATCTATTGGCTACCCACTTGAGGTCGCAGAAATCGACCGCAAGGTTGTTGGGTTTATAGACCACACAACTCATTGGGAGATTCTAATTGAGGATAATGTGCAATGAAACGACTAACGAGAGAACAAAAGAAGGAGAAGGCAATGATTGACATCGTCAATAAGATGTTTGAGATTGCTGGACACGACGTTACCTACGACGACATCGTGGGCGTAGACGAGTGGTGGCAGAAGTACACTATGACTGTTGCTCAGGGCGAACAACTCGAGGAGTGGGGCAAGAAGTACCTTATGCGTGAACTCAAGATGCGAGCAGTCTACGCAGAGAAGGAAATGATGTGGTTCAGTGTAATGTGGGGGCTGAAGTATTCAGACTTTGACGAACACATTAAGAGTAAATTAAAATGAAAATAACGCTTTGTCCATACGTACACCATTGTGGAGATGAATGTTGCTACACCACTGGGTATGATGTGTGGGTAGATGGTAAGAGAATAGGATTTACCACTGGAGAAGATGCCCAAGAGTTAAGAACGCTATCGTATGCGACAGATGCGGCTCTCCAAATGACGTAAGCCCTCATTTCAACGACAAACAAGAATTGGAATTGGTATGTGCCGAGTGTATACGCTATGAAGACTACATGAATAGCTTAACCAATGTCAAGCCAAAGGCTGACAAAAAGAAAAGCAAAGTAAAATCAAAGGTTGACAAGAAATCATGACAAAAGAAGAACAAAGCATTTACTTGGAGCGAGTTCTCGTAAAGTTGATTATCACCATGCAGGTACAGCTTGAGCTATTTGATGAACTACAGCTAACAAAAGCATATCGGCACAACATTAAAAAGTCTACCAACATGCTGTCCAAAGACCTCGAGGAATATCTCCGAGAGATGTATGGATACATGAACATGGACAAGGAGAAGGAGGAGTCTTTTCTAGCCATCAAGCGTGGTGTAGAAATGATGCTAAAACGCACCGTAGATGAACTTTACGATGATGGGTTTGAACCTATTAATGAGTAAATTTGTACGCTAATTTTTACTGCCATGAAGAACCACACCAAAGTTTATCTAACCGAAATGGGATACGACACAACCGATTTCATTTCATGCGAGGTGTGTGGCAAAAAGGCAGTAGACATTCATCACATTCAGCCACGGGGCATGGGCGGCAGCAAGCTTCTTGACACCGTAGACAACCTTATGGCGCTATGCAGAGAGTGCCATCACGAAGCGGACTTCGGAACCAAATTACCCAAAGAATCATTAATGGCTATCCACACAATGCGCATGGCCGGACTATAAATTTTATGAGCAAAGTTGTTTATCGAAGCACCAGCGGACGTGAGGTGTTCTTCGAAAAGGTTGATGACGAGACCATCCTCATGACCAATGTCCCAAAAGCCAACCTGAAAACACATGATAGGTGTGGCAGAATTATACTACCAAGCGTAGTTAAAATCAATTTTCCTGGTGGCCCATACCTTACCCAGCACATGAAAATGTCGCTGATAAGTCCTGAGTTCGCCAATATGTACGCAGATATCATAATCTCCAGAAGTAAAAAAATCGGCAGCGGTTGGTATATCGTCTGCTACAAACGCTATCCAAAATGATTACAAACAAATCCTTACCCAAACACATCAAGGCGGTAGACACATCCAAAATGTCCCGCAAAGAATGGGAGCAGTTCCGTGGAACGCTCACTACACTTGGAGGCTCAGATGTTGGTACATGCATCGGCCTCAACAGGTGGAAGTCTAATATCGAACTATTCTATGAGAAGCTTAAGCTATACAAGCGTGAGTTTCATGATAGCATACCTATGATGATGGGTCGTGAGCTTGAGGCTTCAATCCGAAAACTTATTGCCTACTATGACATCGAGAACCCAGATGCATTCTTAGACAACTACCACGCTGGGAAGAAGGTCAACTTAATCCGTCAGCGTCATGCCACGTTCTTTAACGATAACGTACCTGAGCTTCATGCAAACATTGATGGTCTAATCAAAATCAAAGGGCGTGATGATTGGGGTGTTGCAGAGATTAAGTACCAAAGCGGTCAGTCTACCCGTGTTTGGGAGAACGGAATCAACCCGTCGTACATCGCTCAGAGCATGGCATACATGGAGGTTCTTGAACTGGACTACGCTGTGCTTGTCCTTATCGAGGATGCTAACCAGTGGAACGTGCACGTTATTGAGCGCAATGATGAATTGTGGGCTCAGTTCTATCCGACCATTAAGGATTTCGTTGAACGCTTATCTATGGCGAAGTCAATGATTGAAGATTCTGTCGATGAGTCGGAAAAATTCCAACAAGCATCCACGTTCGAGCCTACGGCTTACACGGAGCAAGCCAAGCCTTATGAATCTTTTCTCTCTGACTACGCTAAGACAAGAGACAATGAGCTCGTAGTGGAAGGCGACGAAGAGACTTTGCTTATCGCCAAAGACATCGTTGAGCGAAGCGAGGAGTTAAAGGGGCTGGAAGAGCAGCTTAGACACCGTAAGAACCTTGTTAGGAAGTACATGCTCGACAATCAAGCTCAAGTTATTACCTTTGGTGACGCCGGTAACATAACCTATCGGAGCCAATTAAGATTCAACATCAAATTATGAAAGACGTAAAATTTGCAGCAGAGGGCGTGTTTGTCGGCAAAGTAAACACCACCTCAATCGGTTCTGGAGCCGGTAAAGGAATTGTTCTTGTAGACTTTGTAATCAATAACAGCATCCAAGATAACCGTGGAGTTGTCAAGGAGCAGCCGCTCAAGATTACGGCCTACAATAAAAACGCAGCGCTGTTGGATGCAATCAAGATTGGTGACACGGTAGTTGTTAATGGGTACGTTCGTGGGAAGTACAACGATGGTAAGGACGAGTATTGGACTAACCTCGTGATGCAAACTATCCGCATCCTGTAAAAAAGAAGAGGGGCCGTAGCCCCTCATCTCCCCTTAATCAATCATTAAACACCAACCAAAGTGTCCAACTATGACCACAAATATATGGAATAATTCCATCTAAACAAAGTTGTATGAGCAGTATTTTAGAAAAAGTTGTTTTAGATGAGCGTTTGTCGCTCAAAGCCAAGGGGTTATTTGTGCTTTTGTACACCTCAGGCACCAACACTAGGAGGGCAATTTCAATGTCAAAGGATGGGCGTGACGCACATTACGCTGCCTTTGCGGAGTTGAGAGAGCTTGACTACATTCAGCACCTACCATGTACGGAAAATCCGGACATGCCATCGAGTGAGTGTACGGATAATCCGGACACAAGTGCCGTTTCATGTAC